ATTTTGGAAGAATTTTATCCCAAACATCTTGTTTATCTCTCCAGTCTTTATAAAACCCAAGAACTTCTTCACCCAAGACATATCTATGTCCTTGTTTTGTGATTACTTTATATCCTTCTGCCATTTCAAGCAAACCAGAATAGCGATTTAATCCTGTTTTGAAGTTCAAATATAATTCAGTTTCTAAAAATGATGGGATGAATCTATTTTTGGTAGTAACTGCTCTCAATGACAGTCCATTTACATTTTTTGAAATCGGAGTTACGTCATCTGTTGCATTTTTATTATCAGAACTGCCAACCCTTTCTTGTTTTGTTGATAGTTGGACAATGACACTGGACATATATAATGGTCCAGAACCACCAGCTTGGCTTTTAATCAAAGTTGGATACAATGCTCCTGGGTTATCATATACGTGATTGCTGAATAACACTAAGCAATTTGCCTTTGCTGCTGAGTGTGTTACTGCTCTAAGCATAGATTTTACTGCAACCGCTTTTGCACCCATATCTGCTGAATCTTTACCATCTTGAATTACCTTGGCTTCTCTTGAAGATATAAGATTTCCAAGAGAGTCTATTACTATCATAACCTTTCCTTGTAGTTTTTTTTCTACTACAGTATCCAAAAATTTTACAATTTGATTTCTACAATCTTCGATAATTTCAATTGGGCAATGTTTTATTTTTTTAGGATCACATCCTAGATTTTCAGCAGTTCTATGATCTAGTGCTGATTCTGAATCAAAATAAACCGTATGCATTCCCTTCTTTTGCGCATTTGCCATGATCTTATTCATCATAAGAGTTTTTCCGGTAGCAGATGGACCCACGAATCCAGTAATTCTACCGACAGGAACTCCCCCATAAAGAGATCCGGAGATAATTGCATTTAAAGCATATGATCCAGTATCAACCCATTCTTTTACGTTTGATAATGTACTTTCATCCAAAAACGCAGCGTTTGGATTTAAATCTTCCAAAACTTTAAATGCGTCATCAATTGTTCCAATTTCTTCAACTTCTTCGTTTTCTTTTTTGTTTTTAGCCATGACAATATATTATCAAAAATTATTACAATGTCAAAAAAAACCCACACTTTAAGTGTGGGTTTTAATGTTTGTTTTTTTAGCAATTATTCTATTCGTCGAATAGGTTAATCACAGATTGCGAGTTATCCGGTTGTTGCGGCTGTGGGGCTACAAATGCATTGTTCTTATTGAACATTTGCTCGTATTGGGCTTGCAATCTAAAGTCCAATGCATCAATATGCGAAGTTGTTATGTTATTTTTCTTAAAATGAAAAACATAATCACCCGTTTTATCGGATAAAAACTCTCTGAAAAAGATTGGTAATAGTTGAACTGACATACGACCAGACTGATCCGTTTGTATTACTTGTAAAATGACTGGATTTTTTACACCCAATTCAGTTTCATCGCTTGATGTTGTTACTTCGCCTAAGATAGTTCTACCGATTGTATCTAGGAATGTTATTAATTTTGTTGTTTTTGTTGTTGTTGTTGTTGTATCACTCATACATTATTAATTTAATATAAAATATTTTATTTTCAATATGTTTTTTTATTTTTTTGAAAATAATTTGATTAAATCTGTAACTTCTTCACAACCAATTGCTGGTATTGGCCACCCGACAATTTGAAATATTGAAGAAATGACGGGAATTACATTCTTTTCAAACATAAATCGATAATCTGGTTTGACAATCTCCAATAATTCCGTTGGATAGTAATCAATAAACCCAATGGTCTTATAATCAAATATATTTTTTTGACAATAAAAGAATTTTATTTTTGTACCACTCGTAATTATTGGATATTTACTATCTATTTTTACTTTTTTTAATGCTTCATTAAAATTTATAGAACTTTTAACATGAATCGGAGTGGCTTTGCCGAAGTTACCATCCACGTCAATCATATCTTCATATTTTTCGTAATTGTTTACTTTTTTTCTTGTTGAAATTTCTTCAACACTCATTTTACAATATTTTTCATATCCGTCTTGGAATATAGTTGTTGCCATTTTCCTTTCTTTAGACATTAAAGCGGATTCAATTACGTCTCTAATCAACAATTTAACTTGTTTTGAGAGCGTAGCTTTGGCTACTTCCATTCCTTTATATTCAAAATCATTTGATGGTGTTCCTTCTTTGTCTAAAATATGTAATATATACATTTTTTTAGCTTGCAGCAGAGCTACATCACATATTTTTTCTCTTTTGAAGACGTATCTAGGATCTATCGATCTAAACTCGGAAGTTGCCCATTCATTTATTCTTTTATTTAAAATTTTTCCATATTCATCAATGATATTATGAGCGTCTTTTGTTATTTTAGAATCTTCAACAAGTTTAATGTTCTTATTAATTAGAATATTCTTGAAAGAAAAGAAACAAGAATCTGTATCTTGATATATTAAGATATCTTCCAATTTTCCAGTGAATCCATCGGATATGGCATTGTCATAAAACAAATCAGCAGCCTTTTTAACTACAGATTGACCAGATAGTGTTACACTTTCGGCATGATCTATATCAAATAACGGAGAATATATATTAGAAAATGCACCATAAATAGAATTTAAAAACACTTTATACACATCAGACAGTGTATTATTGTCGTTTGCTTGTTCCGTTAACTGTTTTACTTCTTCGGGATCATTGGTTTTTTGTAATTTCTTTTTACAGTCGAGCGTTCTATTCTTAGCGGCGACTCTTTCTGCGTATAACTTGTCAATTAATGTTGGAACTATGCCTTTAAACTTTTGAGTGTACAAGACATTAGATTTTGTAATACATAACTTCTCAGATTGAATTATTTTTTCAAAATTCTCTCTTGTTAATGTTATTTCTTTGTTTGTTGTCAATTGAACTAACACATTCGTTTCATCTCTTTTTAAAATCTTTCCTATTTTTGTTTCCGGTGAAATGTTTAATGTAATTATTGTGTTTGGATATAGACTGTTTGCGTCATAAGTGACCACATCTTCATATAATCCCTTTATTGGCTCATAAACAAAACCACCTTCAAAATTTTGTTTTATTTTTTCACTATTAAATGTCGGAATGATCTTATTTTCAATCAATGCTTGTCTTGCAACTGCACCAGTGATCATTGCAACCTTTCCCATAGACTTTTCAAGAGGAATAAATCCACGATACGCAAGATTTCTGACTAATTTTAAATATTTTAACTTGTTTTCGAGATTAACCAACAGTCTAACGTCTTGGATGTTGTAATCTACAAACGTAAACCAGTCTGTATCTGCTAATTTTGATAATGATGTTGTGGTAATTGCTATTTTTGATTCTTCAAGCTCATATTCCGCAATATAATTCAAAGACATTGACTCTCTTTTACCACCGCAAAGAGATTCATATAATTCCATATAATCAATAATGCTAACTCCCTTGATAAACCATCTATCAATCTGACGACCCAGTTTATTTACAGAAAATTTTTCTCTAAATTCGATTTTATCAATCGGTGAAAGTTTTTTTTGATATTGATCATCAAAAACAACGGTTAATCTGTTCATTATATATGGAATATCGTATCCATGTATATTCCAACCAGTGACGAGATCTGGTGGATCTTTTCTCCAGAATTTTACAAAACTTTTAAGCAAATCTTCTTCGTTTTTGCATTTTATATATGTAACGCTTTCATCTAATGTGGAATAATTACCACAGCCCCATGTATAGAATCGTTCGGACAAAGAATCATATATAGTTATGAGATTAATTGGATCTGATGCCTCTTCTGGTGTAGAAAACTTATCAGTTGCATATGTTTCAATATCCAAGTAAAATATTTTAAGATTTTGTGTACCAAAATCTGGTTTGTCCACCTCATTTTTATATGTCTCCAATAAAAATTGCTGTTCTACGTTTAAATTATAAAATAAACGCTTTAACGGCGTATCTTTTACGAAACGCATCCGATCAAAATTATTATTAAACTTTAATTTTTTAAGAGATGTATTGAAAATAGATACAGCATCGGTTGCTTTATTTTCTTCCACATAAAGAAAAGGCTCAAACGATGTTTCTAGTTTAAGTCTTTGACCAAATTGATCCCACGTCCATAAATGGATTGTAGAGTTTTTATAATCATAAAAAATATTGCGATATGCCATATTGAAATATTATCACAATATTCCATATTGGTCAATTATTTTAAATTTTTTGATCTGGATTCAACCTAATGATTTCCGGACACATCTCATTTCTTTCTTTAGAACCCCAATCGGTTGTGTAAAGAGCTTCATACTCTTGTAAATGATCCTCTAACCACATAGTTTCGACGTATTTTCTAGACTTATCCGAATAATCCATATATCTATCAAAGTCTGATGTTATATGTTCCAGTTGATTTATTAAATCATTTCCAGATTTAAATTTAACATCTGCACTTTCATATGTACACATATCTTGGAATGCTCCCGGTATACCCAATGCACCAGATTCAATCATTTTGATGTTAGATTTTGATTTATTAAATGTATTATCCTGTAATGATGCAAAAACAGCATTACAATTTGTGTTAAATAAATCTTGAGGGTAGTCTTGTAATGATGACCATCCGAGATGTTCCATTTCTCCGTTATCAATATATGGTTTTAACACTAAAGGATAGCATCCTTTCCATACAAATTTGAATTTTTTACGAGCCTTGATTATTTCATCGGTTATATGTTTAAAATCATCATTAAGACCAGTTCTATTTAGAACATCGACATGTGTTCCAGAACCGGAATATAAAATTCTTGGTCTTTTTTTGTTTTTGTCATATAATTCTTCGATTTTTGCTCTATTATAGAATCTATCGATCCAAAATTTTGGAGCATAGTTTGGAATAACCGTTATTTTTTTGTTTCCAGTTTTATTTTGATAATATTCTTTCATGAAATTACAAGTAACTGTTATTTCATCCATCATACCCATAATTTCCATAATACTATCTATAATTTCTTGAGAAACAAATGCATCTTTGCATCTATTATAGTCTGGAATATCGTTCTTAAAAACGATATCATCGACCTCGTACAATAGTTTAAATTTAAATTCACTACTAAGTTTTCTCAACTCCTTAATAAACATATTTTGGGTTGGAGTTGCTTGTCTTTGCATTCTAATACATTTTATATTTTGATAAAATCTACCGTCAAGAACCATACAAGTTAAACTACTGATACACGCTTTTTGTTGAACGTTTAAAAGGTATTCGGGCCACAACATTCTCCAGTATCCACATCCACCGTAATCTGCTAAGTAATTTATAGCCCTTGGTAGATTCGCTTCTGGCATTTCTATTGGTGGTGGACTTGGTATATGTACAGCATTTAAAGAAACATAATTAAATGTTGGTACACCTATCGGCATACCTTGCGGTGGATTGGGTATCCCCGTTTTTACTGGTTTGTATTCAAAAACTATACGATTTTTATTGTCATGATTTTCTTTAATTTTTAATGCCATATATATTACACATATAATTTAACATCATTATTAAAAAAATCAAATTTAAGTAACAATTTTAGTTGCTCCATTTGTTTTTTCTAACAATATAACATTTTCAATTTGAGAAGTTGTATCTGTTTTATGAGAAATGACATATATGGATTCATCATATGAATCTACTTTCTCCTTTAAAATCTCAATAATTTTATCGGTTCCTTTTTTATCTAAACAACCATCTAAAGTTTCATCAAAGAAACTAAAAGAAAAACGATTTCCAGAATGTAAGCGTAAAACGTCTTGAAATGTAAAGAGTATTGCAATATCTATTCTTCTCTTTTCGCCATTGGAGAAATTATGATACGAACATTCTTGTCCTTGTTCGTTATACATAGTTTCTTCAAATGTTTCATCAAAAACGCATTTACACGGCGCATCTAAACGATTTAAATAATAACTTAAACGGTTATTTAAAACATTTATAATTTTTTTAACAATAAAGGTTTTAACTCCGTCTTCTGAAACAATCAATTTTGATGTTTCTAAAACTTTTAATTCAATTTTTATTTGTTCTAAATCTTTATTTAATTTTTCTATATTATCTTGAATGTCTTTTATTTTTTTGTCGTCTTTAAAAATTTCAGAATTAATATTCTCAATATCTTTCTCGCAATCTTTATTTTTATTTAAAAAATTTATTATTTTTTCTTCATGTAATGATGATTCACGAATTGAAGCAATCGTTTCATCTATTAGTTTTTGGATTTTGAGTTTATTTTTACACAGTTTTGAAATTAATTCCTTTTTCTGCTTTATTTTTTGTTCAGTATTCCAAAGATTTGTATTTTGTATTTTAATTTCATCTTTAAGAATTTCAATTTTCTTTGTTAAATGCTCAAGGTCGTCGGTGCAATAACTTCTATTACATGTTGGACATTTCGTACCTTTTTTTAAAAGAATATCTTTTTCGTAATCTTTTTGTCTTGCGTTCATTTCAAATTCTTTTTTACTCGATGTCAAATCCACTATTTCTTGGTTTATTTCCGACTGTAATTTGTTTAAATCGTTTTCTTTATTTCTATAACACTCTAATTCGGATTTGGCAGTTTTAGTATCAGCGATATCTTTGTCTTTAAGCGTTTGTATTTCTTTTAAATTTAATTCAATTTTATTTTTAATTAAATTTATTCTATTTTCCTTACTCTCATTAAAATTGTTCTTATTATCTTGTAAAATGCTTAAAATCTTTTGTTCATTAATAAAATTAACACTTTTTAAATCGTTTTCTTTTTTTGTTTCGTTATAATCTGCTCGTATTTTCATTAACATTTCACTAAAAATGTTAAGTTGTAGAATACCCTCGATAAATTTTCTTTTATCAATCTTTTTCTGCGCCATAAATGGCACGGTGTTGTTGGCAGACATTATAATCACATTTTGAAATACTTCTTCATTTGCACTTATTATCTGTTTTATGAGATCATCCGTATTTGGAATTGTGGATAGTGTAATATCTTCACCATTACATGTTAAAATTATCTTAGCTGGGTCTAAATGACGAATTAAATTATAGTTTTTAATTTCATTTTGCGTTTCAACTGAAAAATTTAACTCTACAACACAATCAGACTTGCTTTTATTGTGAATTATTTTGTCTTTTTTTAATTCTCGCAAAGTATTTCCAAATAAACACCAATAGATTGCATCATTTATGGCACTTTTACCTATTCCGTTCTTACCCCCTTTATCTTTATTTTCTCCTGTAATTAACGTAATTCCTTTTTGAAAAAAAAGTTCAATAGGATCTTTTCCAATTGATAAAAAATTTTTGATTTTTACTGAAATAAAATTTACTTTTTTCATATTAGAAATGATATAGTATATTAGTGATAAAACAAGTTAAATGCTGCAAAATTATTGAAAAATGTGTGGATAATGGCACATATTTGAGTTTCCTAAATTTCCATATAATACATTGTTGTTCCTTAATATCCACCACACATTCGATACACCATTAAAAATCATATCAAAACTACAATTTAATTTTTTAAGATGATGTGCAAATACCTCATGGTGGCACAATCGTACTTCATTATTAATATTATATTCTTTTAAATTTTCATATAATTTAGTTAAAAACAATATATTTTTTGGATTTGAAAGCAACATTTTAACATCAATGATTCCATCATTTAAACTCATATCCCACCTGTGCCCTTCACAATATGATGAATATATACAGTTTAAATCGTATATATTAAAATTTTTTAATTTTTCATTACAAAAAACATCAGTTCTTGTGACAATTACAACATCATATTCACATAAATATTCTTCGAGTAAATTTCCAACTTTATACATCGAGTATATTGGAGAAATATATCGATGAATGGACTCTGTATCTATATTATTTTTTTTATTAAAATTTGAATCATTTTCAAAAAAATTTGAAAAATTTTTTTGTTTTTCTATTTCTAGTTTTTTAGGACGATATAAATCGTTTATATTATTGTACAATTTTTCAATGTGATTTTGCGTTGAACTTTCTTCACACCATGAATGTATAAAAAAATCATAATCAATTGATTCTAAAAAATTTTTATGACATTTAAAACCCAATTCATAATGCCTCGGATAACCAAATAAACACACAGCTACTTTCATGTTTTACGATTATGATATAATTTTACAAATAATCAACACACACACCATAACAATTGTAATTTTTATTACGCCAGCTTGGAGTAGTGTCTACTATAATTGATGAGTAGTTGATGGGTTTATCTGGATAAGTCCAAATGTAATTATTAGAAGTTAAAGTAAAATCATCGTTCTGATGCCAAAAACAAACAATTCTTTGTTCTAGTAGTTGTTTAAGTGCGTTTAAATTTTTTGCATGACACCAAAGTAAATTATTTTTTAAAAAATTTAAATCGATCTCGTATTGTGGGGCGTCATGTCCCAAATAAAATTTTTCATCAATAAACCAAACATCAACTTCAGTATAAATATTAGAATATATTAAATTTTTAATGTGATTGGGATTGTTTTCGATAGAAATATCTGATCCTTTAGTGTTTCCTCTATGAGAAATAATAATCATTTATGATTTTTTAAAAAATAATCAAGATCTTCTGGTGTACCAATCCCCCACATTTTTTCTATATTAAATGTTTTAATTTTTTTATTATCTTGTATTGCTTGATTGAATACCGGACAGACATAAAATTCATTATTAACTCTTATATTTTCATTTATCATTTTTTCTGCATACTTAACATAATCTTCTCCACATTTCCAATAATAAACACCTACTGTAGCTATATTAGAAATTGGATTTTTTTCTGCTACTTCTGTTACGTATCCATTTTCATTCACTTTTGCGTAAGACCATTTAGGATGCGTAGATTCAAATGTAAGAATTCCCGCGTCAACATCTTGTTCTTGCATTTTATACATAAATTCGCTAGAATTCCAATCTAAATATTGATCGGAATTAGCAATGATAAGAGGTTGATCATTATTTATAAATTCTTTCGCTAAAAGTGTAGTACATGCTGCTCCCTCCGTTAATTCATTAACTTCTACAATTTTACAATTTGGAGTTATTAAATTAAGTAATGCATCTAAATTATATTTTTCTCTATGAGATTTTTGTACTATGTATATATAATTAGCATCGATACTCAAACAATCCGTTACAACTTGAATCATAGGTTTACCTCTAACTTCAATTAAAGGTTTGGGGAATGTATATCCTGCTTTTTCAAACCTACTACCAGCTCCAGCCATAGGTATTAATACATTTAATTTATCATCTTGCCATTTTATATTCATATTTAAATTTTCATTATTATAAGTCATTTTAATTATTTTGTCAAATGTTAGATCTTTTGGATTTTTAATTCTTAATATATTAGCTTTTGATCTATAAGCAGATAAAAGACCGTGAGGTGAATCTTCAACTATTAATGTCTCTTCCGGTAAAACTGATAATTCCGACATTGCTCTCCAATATATTTCTGGATGTGGTTTGGAATTTTTAACATCTTCATTTGATAATATCAAATCAAAATACTCAATTATTCCTATTTTTGAAAGCATTACAAAAACAGATTTTCTAATTGAATTTGAACAGCAAGCTATTAAAAAATTTTTTTCTTTTAATTTTTTAAACAAATAAACTAATTCTTCATTTATTTTTAAATTTAAAATTTTTTCTAAAGTTATTTGTTGTTTTCTATTCCATATTTGAGTATGTTTTTCTCTTGGTAGTTTTTTATTACTTGATAATATATTTAATTTTTGATTAGTTTTAAGTCCATCAAACAATCCTAAATGTTCTTGTTCTGTTATAACGTACTCGTTTCCAACTTCAGATAAAGCTATATTTAAAGCTTCAAAATGTATATGTTTAGCTTCAACTAATACTCCATCTAAATCAAATGCTATTAATTTTACCATTGTTTTAAATCCATTCTAAAATTTTAAATCCATCGTTAATTAGTTTATTTTTAATTTCATCGTGATATGCTGCACCATTCAATAAAACATATCCAATAGGTACATCTTTAGGTAATTTGCATTTTAAATCGGTTCCGTATAATCTAGAATTAGTTTTTAATGGATCATTATCCAATATACAATTAAATGTCGAATGATTAATTTTTGATATATGTAGAAATATAGATGTCATGGCGTGACATCCAAAAATATATAATGGCAAATTTTTATCTCTTTGATTAATAATTTGAATTGCTTTATTAACTTTATTAAAAATATTAAATTCATAATTTTGAATTAAATTTTTAATTTTTTTAATATCAATTTCATTAATTTCAAAATTATTTTTATTATTTTTTTGGCCTATTATGAATAAACTATGATCTTTATATTCTTCAAGAATGCAATTTTGATAATAATTTTTATTAAAAATTCTCTTAGCTGAATCTGGTGTAAAATAAGAAATATGTTCCGTATTAAAAATGTTTATAAAATTTTTAATTAACCCAATTTCAAAATTAGGAAATGACATAATAATAAAACCATTTTCATTTAAATTGTTATGTATATCTATTAAAAATTGATTTACATTTTCCATATGTTCTAATGTATGAGAAGAAATTATAATATCATACTTTTCTGTAATATTTTTATTAAAAAATTGTTTTTTTAAAATTAAATTATTATTAAATTCAAAACATGGAGATGGTTCATAACAAGTTATTTTATAATGATTAGATATTTTTTTTGCTAAAACTCCATTCCCCGAACCTATTTCGCATATGTTTTTATTTTTTAAATTTATATTTTTTATAATAAAATTATAAAAACAATTATAATGTTCATCCCAAACTTTACCCATTCCTGAATTTCTAGCATTTTTATACAAAATATTTTGTGGTGGTATATTTTTTTGGAAGATAACACCCGTATTTTCATCTATATCTAAATCAAAATCGTAGTATATATCGTTATCTTTACAATCAAATGTGCTTGATAACAATACTGGTATTTTATTTAAACTGAATAAACTCATATTTTAAAATTGTCCAACGGTATCAGTTTGATTTCGTAGTAATCCTCCTCTTAATTTTATAAAAGAAAAATCCTCAATAGAATTAGTTAATAAAAAACATTGTTTTTTGTATTCTTCAGACGTAAAAATTGGAGTTATATTAGATATCTCTCTAAATTTAGAATATGCATTAAAACTGTTTATAAAAATGGGATCTAAAATAAGAATAGCGTCGGTGAAATTATTTCCACCAAACCCATTTACATATACTTTATTTTTAGATAATGTATTAAGATTTGGAAAGTCTGTTATTTTTAAATCATATCTACTTATTATTACAAAATCATATTTTTGTTTAGTATTTTCTATGTGTTGTGATAATAATTTAAAATTTTGTTCGTAAGAATATAAATGAGATTGTAAATTATAAAAATTATTTACACTAAAATAATTTAAATTTTTAACTATATCTTTTACATCTTCGTATTTTAAAAAATTTCTTGAGTCTGCGATATACTTTACTGGGTTATATAAAGATTTAATTAAATTTTCAGTATCTTCATATACATAATTTTCGTGAATGCTGCTCCAATCGGAAGTTGAAAACTTATTATCATTTTGATCGAACCAATAATGTGAAAATACGTCTACGTCGCTTTGCCCGTATATATATTCTTTATATGATTTATAAGAATTTAAGTTATTTATAAATCTAGGTTGACCATAAAAACAAAGAGCAACTTTCATGAACTAATATGC